AATCGGAAGCATCGCCGCGGCGTTCGCTTTCCAACCGGAAGCAACGCAGCTCCCGGCAGTGACGATTCCTGTGCGGGCTGACATTGAGCAGGGCGAGTGCATCCGGCAAGACCCGGCTCCCTATGAGCCGATGGCATATCATGTGCCGCTGGATGCGGATTTGCAGCAGTACACAGCCGAGATGTGTGACCTGTACGAAGTTCCGCTGGAGCTGGCTTACGCCGTCATGCAGGTCGAGAGCGGCTATACGGTGGGTGCTACCAGCGCAACCGGGGATTACGGTCTGATGCAGATTAACGGCATCAATGCAGGATGGCTCAAGGATGAGCTGGGAGTCACGGATCTGCTGGATGCCCGCCAGAACATCAAGGCCGGGTGCTATATGCTTGGAAGCTATCTTGCCCTGTACGATGGAGACATCAACCGAACCATGATGGCGTACAACCTTGGAAAGAGCGGGGCAGAAAAGGCTTGGAATGCTGGAACCCACAGCACGGCCTACACCGACAAGGTGTGGAGCGCAATGGTTGGTCTTTTGGAGGAAGAAAGGGATGTTTCGTAAGGTGGTGCAGATGATTCAAGATTACGCAGAGAAGAAGCTGTTGGATGAGGTCTTTGCTACATACCTCGATGCGCAGGATGCCACCGCTGAGATGGCGCAGGTGCTTCCGTGTCCTCGGTGCGGGAAACTGACCATGAAGATGCGCTTGCACAGCAACGCCCTTTCCCGTCAGGTTCCGGGCATCACGATTTGTGACCGATGCGGGACAGAAGAAGCGCTGGAAGCGATGGTGGGGAAGCTCAAGGTCAAGGATGTTCACGAATGGGCGCTGGTCAAAACCTACATGAAAGGGGCAAATCTGGAATGAAGCGCAAGGAAAAGAAACTGAGCGTGATGGATTGGGTTCTCGTGGGTCTGCTGGACACACTGGCCGGAGTCGTAGCCGGAGGGCTGATGGCAATATGGCAGTTGCCGACTGCCTACCGCTGGCGTGGCTATTGGGCAATCGGCGGCGAATGGCTGCTTGTCATCATTGCAATCATCATGGCGGTGCGGCTGACACACGCATTCCAGATGTTCATGATTTTCGGAGGAAAGAAGCATGGTAAGATGCGCTCGGTGTCACAGGGTCATTACAGACCAGGCGGCAATCGAAGCGGGGTACGGCGCGAAGTGTTACGCCAAGGAGTTCGGCAAGAAGCTGAAATCACCCGCAAGACCTCGCAAGGGAAAGGCCGTTACACAGCCTAAGACCACCGCTGAGCGCCAAATCATCGGCCAGCTCACGGTATATGACATACTCGCCGCACACGAAAAAAGCGCTGACCCGAACGGCCAGCGCGCTACAAATGGATAGAGACCTACATAATCCGGTGACACCCGATGCAGGAACATCGGACCGGAAAATGCAGGCCTCCACCACACACAACCATATTGTAGCATATTCGGTTGGATTTTTCAACAGGTACGAAGCGGCGGGAAAGGACTATCCTTTCTGCCGTTTTTCTATGCAAAAATTAGGAGGCACAACATGGAAAAAGAACTTACAACCGCCACAACCACGCAGGAGCCGATGTTGGCCGAAAGTCTGATTGTGGTGCAGCAACTTCCTGTTATCAAAGAGCAACTGCACAGCATCAAGGCTCAGGCACAGGCGTCCGTGACGGAAGCGCTGGCGCTGGTTTGCACGGAAGAGACGCTCAAGGTCGTTAAGGAGCAGCGGGCAAAACTGAATCGTGACCGCAAGGATTTGGATGACCGCCGTGCAGTCGTTAAGAAGCAGATCATGAAGCCTTTTGAGGACTTCGACAAGGTTTACAAGGAATGCGTCACCGATGTCTATGGCCCTGCGGATGAAGCGCTGAAAGGTAAAATCACGGACGTGGAAGCCGGCTTGAAAGCTGACAAGGAGAAGAAAGTGGTCGCTTACTTCGACGAGCTGGTCAAGGCAAACGGGGTCGAGTGGGTCAGCTATGGGGACGTCGGCATTGCCGTTACCATGACGGCGAGCCTGAAATCTTTGAAGAGCAAGGTCAAGGATTACGTTGACCGCGTAGTGGCTGATGTGAACTGCATCAATGGCATGGAGAATGCCCCGGAGGTCATGGCCGAGTATAAGCAGTGCCGCAATCTGGCCGTTGCGATTAACAGCGTGAGCCAGCGCAAAGACCGTGTGGCCCGCGAGGAAGCTGAACGGAAACAGCGCCTTGAAGCCCAGCTTCGTGCGCAGGAAGCAGAGTCGGCGGTGCTGGATGCGGTAGAAGAAGAGCTGGCCGCGCCGCAAGTCATGGGCGCCGAGCCTCCGGTTATGGATGAGCAGGAGGTCGAAGAAACCCAGCAGGAGAGCGAGGAACAGATTATGACGGCCCAATTTGCTTTCATGGGCCGCACGTTCCAGTGCCGCGGTACATTGACCCAGCTCCGGGAGCTGAAGTCTTTCGTAAATGAAAAAATCGACGAGATCCAGAAGCATATGGATTCCGTCGGCATCGAGAATGAGGAGGTAAGCGACAATGGCTAAAGCAGTACAGCCGAAGAAATTGTACTTCTCTCAGGCAATGCAGACCGAGAAATACAAGAAACTCATAAATAATACCCTAGGCGATCCGGTACGCGCGGCACGATTCGCTGCAAATATCACTTCTGCTGTGGCAGTTAACCCTACCTTGCAGGAGTGTGATGCAGGTACTATTTTGGCGGGTGCCCTTTTGGGCGAAAGCCTGCTCTTGCAGCCCTCCCCGCAGTTGGGCCAATTCTACTTGGTGCCGTTCAAATCCAAAGCAAAACGTGACCGGCAGGGTAATGTGATTGAGCCGGCGTGTCTCAAGGCGCAATTCGTTTTGGGTTACAAGGGATATATCCAGTTGGCTCTGAGAACGGGCCAGTACAAGCGCCTGAATGTTCTGGAAGTCAAATCTGGGGAACTGGGCGGTTGGGATCCCTTTGAAGAGCGTTTCCATGAAATGCACTTCATCGAAGATTTTGAAAAGCGTGCAGCAATGCCGACTGTGGGCTATATTGCCCACTTCGAGTATATCAATGGCTTCGAGAAAACTCTGTACTGGACGGCAGACCAGATGATGTCTCATGCGGACAAGTACTCCCCGGCATTCAGCGCCGCCGCATATAAGAAGCTGCTGAATGATGAGATTCCGCAGAATGAATTGTGGAAGTATTCGAGTTTCTGGTACAAGGACTTCGACGGGATGGCCAAAAAGACCATGCTGCGCCAGTTGATTTCCAAGTGGGGCATCATGACGGCAGAAATGACGATGGCCTATGAAAGAGACGGCCATGTGATGATGCCGGACACCGCGAGTGGAGACCTGTTGCCAGAAGTGACCGATACCCCGGAACTCGGTCAGCAGGATGAGCAGGAACAGCCCAAAATCGAGCGGACGGCCAAGACTATGGATTTGCCAGAGCCGGAAGCAGATGAAGTAAAAGCGGCTGTTGACTTGGCGACACTCTGATGACGGAAGAATGGAAGCCGGTAGAGGGGTTTGAAGGCCTCTACGAAATTTCATCGCTGGGCAGGTTGAAAAGTTACAAGGTAAACCCGTCTGGAAAGATTCTCAGCACAAAGAATTCCAAAGGAGACTATATAAGCGTAGTCCTACAAGGAATCGGAAAAAGCCGAAGAAGCGTTAGAATGCACCGACTTGTCGCTCAGGCATTCCTGCCAAATCCGAAAGGGCTGGCCGTTGTCAATCACATTGATGGAAATAAGCAGAATAATGCTGCATCGAATCTGGAATGGTGCTCCCAACAGTATAACGTGAAAGAGTCTATGCGGCTTCATCCCGGACAGAACGCGCCAATGAAAAAGTATAACGCAGATAAGGCGATTCCTGTTGCTCAGTATACAAAATCGGGTGAGTTCATCAGGCTGTTCAGCAATGCAAAAGAAGCAGCCAATACGCTTGGAATCTGCGAACGAAATATCCGACAGGTGGCCAGCGGAGCGGCACACAGAAAGACTGCGGGTGGATTTATATGGAGAAATGGGGGTGATACAAAAAATGGATAGTAGGGTCAAATATAACATCATTTCTACTGGAAGCGATGGCAACGCCACGATTTTGGAAGATTTTGTTCTGATAGACTGCGGCGTTCCATATAAGACGCTGGAGCCGTATGTGTCAAAGCTGAAATTGGTGCTTTTGACGCATATCCATTCTTAGCCGATCACTTCCAAAAGCGCACCATCAAGCGGCTTGCCGAAGAGCGGCCAACGCTGCGCTTTGGGTGCTGCCGCTGGCTGGCACCGCCGCTTCTGGCCGCAGGGGTGCCGGAACGCCAGATTGACGTGCTGGAACCCCGGACCATGTACGGATACGGCCTGTGCAATGTGATTCCGTTCATGCTGACGCACAATGTACCGAACTGCGGGTACAAGGTGCATTTCCCATCCGGCAAGGTAATCTACGCCACCGACACCAACAATTTGAACGGTGTGCAAGCGCTCGGATATGACCTCTATCCACGCCATTTGTGACTCGCGGCGGTAGCTATATGGACGACCTTGTTTTACTTGGGCGACGATGGGCCGACATACAAAGCGCGGCCAGAAAGCTGACGAAGTGGGCATTGGCCGAACTTGGGTTGACAATAAAGACTGACTGGGTAAGAGTCGATTTTTTGAGCGCAACCGAAGAGCATCGCCGCCGCCAGTTGACAGGAGCCGCAAGAGGGTGTCCCGGATTGGATATGGCGGGATATGTGATGCACCGTACATATACCACAATACGCCCCAGAATTTTCCTGAGAGCACGGCGGCAGTACCTAAGAGCAAAAGATGATGTTGCGCGGCAGGGATATATCCCGGTTTGGAGGTCGTATAAGCTGGTGAGCTATAACGGTTACTTTGACTGGACAAAATCTCGCGCAGTCATGGAGACATTGAAGCAACAGAAGCTGTTTAAGGCGGCAAAGCTGTCTGTTCGCGTAACAGCTCAAAGAAAAGCATTGAAAGAGAGGTTAGCAGCATGATTTTTACTGGAAATCTGGACCATAACCCGCAGACCATTACACTGGAGAAGCTGCCGGATGGCACGGCATGGCTCTATCTTCGCAAGGACGCCCATGAAGTTAAGACAGAAGCACCGGAGGGCGAGGAAAGCGGCACTTCGTGGGAGTGTACCACGGCAATGTGTAAGCTGAGCGCCGACTATGCCGATGAGACAACTGAGAGCATCGCGGCGGCTGTCGATGATTGGTGGGTCTACGCCGAGGCGTGGACAACTGCCGATGAAGTGGCTCCCTCGCTGGAAGAGCGTGTGAGCGTTTTGGAGACGATGTTTATGGGAGGTGACCTGTAATGGGCAAGGAGCAGTTTTACCGTACAATGTACCGCATGAAGAAAATCACCGCCGCTGGCGTGTGGGAAAAGGTGGACGAGGGCGAGCTGACAAAAGCTCGGGCACTCCGCATCTGCGGCCCGCGCCCGAAAGAGTCCTGACAGGAAGGTGCTTTGATTGAGCCGAGAACAAAAACTCGAAGCTTTATTGGCATCTGCGGTTCATCTTCTGGATTGTTGGGAGGACATTTCGGTTGAGACAGGAGAAGAACCGGAAAATTATGGTGAGCAGAGAGCAATCCTGCAAGCCGAATACGATGCTATAAAGTGTTGAGAGAAGCCGTGCTGATGGTCAGCGCGGCTTTTTTGTTTGAAATGGAGGTGGACTGATTTTGATTTCCCCGTATAAGAACACTTTCCGAGTATCGCAAGCGTATAGGCATCTGAGGTCGGATGGAACATACCACCAAGGTTATGACCTCGTAGGCATCGGAGACAAGCACATTTACTCTCCTGTATACGGTACGGTTATTCGCGCTGGATGGGAGTGTGCAACGCTCCCCAAAAAGGGTTTTGGCCAGCGCGTTGTGCTTAGGGTGGGGTGCACGAACTACTATATGTACTTTGGGCATCTGTCGCAAATCAATGTGGCCGCAGGTCAAAAGCTGAAGCCGGGTGACCTGATCGGCGTTGAGGGAAGCACGGGACACAGCACCGGAAGTCACCTGCACTGGGAAATCCGTATCAACGACATTAAAACGGGCTATGTGTCGGTGTATCATTATGCAGGAATCCCCAACATGCCCGGTTCGGCAGCGTATACGTCTAACTGGGCGGCTGAAATCTTCGGCCCCGGAAATCTGAAAAAGCCGACCAGCGGTTATCCGCAGCGGCTGTATAATTCCGCGCTTCAAGGGGCGCTGGGCATCAACCAAGACGGCGTCTTCGGTGCAAACACTGAAAAGGCCGTCAAGGAATTCCAGGCGGCGCACGGCCTGACTGCGGATGGTATCGTTGGAACGCAGACAAAGGCGGCGCTTTCCAAGCTGTTTTGAGAAAGGGGATAAGGTATGAATACTGCTACTATCATTACGGTTGCCATTATGGCCGTGGCGCTGGTCGTTGTTGCGGCCTGTATGATCCGTTTGGGGTACAAAGCACTGCTGGCCGAATGGGCGATTGAGGCCATCACCAAAGCTGAAAAAGAGTTCGTCGGCACCAAGCTGGGCGAAGCCCGTTTGGCGGTTGTCGTGTCGTGGCTGCGCGCAAAGGTTCCCGCTCCCCTGCGCTTTCTGGTTACGGACGGCCTGACTCGGAAAGTGGTGCAGGTAACCTTTAATGCGGCCAAGGCTGGACTGGAGGCCCTGAAAGATGCTTAAACGGTGTGTGGAATGGCTCTTAGACCGTCTTCCTGTCACGAGATGGATCGAATTGCTGACACTCACCGACGACTGAAAGGAGGATACAGGTGCTTGCAGGAACAGCCGAAGTGTTTACTGTCACCGTTCCGGCGTGGCTCTTGGCGGCGCTGGCGTTCTTGGGAACTGTTTTGGGCGGCGCGATTTCCTTTGCCGTGAATCAGCTTCTTATCAAGGGCGCAGCAGACCGTGCGGCAAAGAAGCGCGAAAAGGAAGATGAGCAACGCCGTGAACGGTATATTTTGCAGATGGACAGCCGTAAGGCTACATTCGACCTGCTATCCTGCATTTGTGCCGGCATTGAGCGGATGGAAACGGAAACTGGGCAGATTTACTGGAACGGAGAGCTGAAACGCTGTCTCTCCCATTTGGAAGGCGTGGATGAACGGTACAGAGAATCCGACCAGCGGCAGCTTGCTGAACTGAATACTCGGAACAAATGACAACACCCCCGTCACCTGTCAGATGAAAAGTCGAAACAGGTGACGGGGGTGTTTTTTGCTTTTATGCAATAAAGAATCACAAAATTCGTGATAATCTAACAATCCCCTGATTTTCCCAGCAGAAAAGAATATCTTTTATTGTAAGGAGCGAGCGAGAATATGATTAGAATTTTACTGTCCAAGAAGCTAGGCGAGCTGAAATGGACGCAAGCAGATCTGGCACGCGCCACAGGCATTCGGCCGACTACGATCAGTGATTACTACAACGAAATTGCAGAGAGAATGAATCTGAATCATTTGGACCTCATCTGCGAAGCGCTGGATTGCGAACCGGACGAAATACTTGTACGTGTTCCAAATCCTGAACCAAGGGTAAGGAATCGTACTGGCTTTGAGAAACCCGCGACGGAATCAAAAGTCGGTATATAAGGGAAAGGGCGGCTTTGATATGTACCCCGTTTTCTGGACACAGGTTGAAAATTGAATAATTAAGATTTCATCATGGATGCTTTTCTGAATTTAGAGGGAGGCATCCATTTTGTTTTTGCTTGGATTCTGCTGTTATT